ATGTTTGCCCGTTTGGCTACGCCATTGTTTCCAGTGATGGATAATTTGCATCTGGATACATTTTTCTTTTTTGTTCCTAACCGATTAGTTTGGTCTAATTGGGTTAAGTTTATGGGTGAGCAAGCGAATCCAGGTGATTCTACGTCTTATGTAGTTCCACAGATTACTTCACCTGCTGGTGGATATGCTGTTGGTTCTGTGTTTGACCATTTTGGTCTTCCTACTGCTGGTCAGATTACTGGCAGCAATACTGTAACGCACAACGCTTTGCCGTTACGTGCTTACAATTTAATTTATAACGAGTGGTTTAGAGACGAGAATTTACAGAATTCAGTTACTTTTAATACTGGTGATTCTGGTGATGATGTTTCTGACTATACTCTTTTAAAGCGTGGTAAGCGTAAAGATTATTTTACTGGTGCTTTGCCTTGGCCTCAGAAGGGCGCTTCTGTTTCTTTGCCTTTAGGTACAAAAGCTCCAGTTGCTTATGATAAAGCTGGTTCTACTACATTTTTGACAGTGGGTGAAAACAATAATGGTATTGGTACCCCTGTTCAAATGATTAGTGATGCTGCTACTGGTTATCGTGTTTATGGTAATGCTGGTATTTCATTGGGTGTTCCTTCTTCTGGTTTATATGCTGATTTGTCGCAAGCTACTGCTGCAACTATTAATCAGTTGCGTCAATCATTTCAGATTCAGAAGTTGTTAGAGCGCGATGCGCGAGGTGGTACACGTTATACAGAATTGTTACGTGCTCACTTTGGTGTTACTCCACAAGATTATCGTTTGCAACGTCCAGAGTATATTGGTGGAGGTTCTACTTATGTCAACGTTAACCCGATTGCTCAGACTTCTGCTACTTCGATTTCTGGCGGTGCTACTCCGCTTGGTAACTTGGCTGCAATGGGTACTGCGTTGGCTAGTGGACATGGTTTTACGTATCATGCTCAAGAACATGGATACGTGATTGGTTTGGTCAACGTTCGTGCTGATTTAACATATCAGCAAGGTTTGCCTAAGATGTGGTCTCGCCAGACCCGTTATGATTTTTATTTCCCTGTATTTGCTCATTTGGGTGAGCAAGCTGTTTTGAACAAGGAGATTTATGTTACTGGTACATCTACTGATAACGGTGTTTTTGGTTATCAAGAGCGATGGGCTGAGTACCGATATAAACCAAGCCAGATCACTGGATTGTTTAAGTCAACAAGTGTCGGTACGATAGACCCTTGGCATTATGCTCAGAAGTTTACTTCTCTTCCTACTTTGAATTCCACATTTATTCAAGAATCGCCTCCGATTGATCGTACGACGGCAGTTGGTGCGGCGGCTAACGGTCAGCAATTCTTGATGGATGCGTTTTTTGATTGCAAGATGGCTAGACCTATGCCGATGTATAGTGTTCCTGGTTTAATTGACCATTTCTAATGTTTTATAACCTCGACTACTCCGTAAGGAGTAGTGAGGAAACAACCGAAGGGCGTTAGTATGGGTATGTTATCTAGTTTAGGTGGTATTGCTTCAGTAGCTGGTGTTGCTACTGGTCAGCCGTGGTTAAGTGCAGCGGGAGCTGCTCTTGGTGCTATGGGTCAGCAAGATTTTAATGCTGAGCAAGCTGGCATTAATCGTGATTTTCAGGCTGATATGGCTAATACGTCGTATCAACGACGTGTTGCGGATTTAAAGGCTGCAGGTCTTTCTCCTATGTTGGCTTATTCTCAAGGTGGTGCAGCTGTCCCTACTGGCGGACAAGCCAGTGCTGCTTCTAATGTTGGTGAAGCGTCAGCGAATACTGGTTCTACTGCCCGACAAATTAATATTAATCGGGCTCAAGCTCTTTCTACTATTGAGTTACAAGAATCCCAAAAGGGATTAATTGGTGCTCAATCTATGGATGCAGATGCTTCTGCTAGGTTAAAAGACGCTCAGCGTCTTAATGTTCTTTTACAGAATGATCATATTCCTGAACAGATAAAGAACACTATTATGAATACTCAGCTTATGCGTACTCAGTCTCAAGTTCAACTTGCAACTGCTAAGGGTATGAATTATCTTATGCCTCGTAATGAGGCTGAAGGTAGATATTATGATAAGTTTGGTATTGCTCCATATATCGTGAGAGATGGTTCTACTGCTTTAAATGCTGCAGGTGCAGCTATCCGTGCTGTTAAGCCGGGTGTTACTATTAACAAAACTTATAACAGATAAGGAATGAATATGACTAAAGTTTTTGTTCGTAATCCGTATAATTACGATATGGCTCTTGCTTCGCAAGAGTCTGGT